ACCGAATCGTCAGAACAGTTGTAAACGGTCCCGCCCAATTCGTTTGTAATCGATTCAAAAAACTTGATCCTGTGTATCTGTGACGATGTAATGTCTTTATGGTAACGCGGATTATGTTGGAACTTATTCGGGTCAGCACCCCAGAAGTAATCACCTTTGAAGTCTGCCCCGCACAAATAAAACGTGCGAAACCCCAGATCAAACCCAACCCATAAAGCCAATACGATCGATGGATGTTTATATGCGGTCCGAATGTATCCATCCATTTTATAAATTTTCCCGCTCACTTTAGCCGGGGAGTCAGTCTCGAATGGATAATTATCGAGTTTACAATGAACATCCGGTGTAAATATTCGTCCTATTCGATTAACGCCGATAGTGAAATACTGCCCGATAAGGTCGAAATTTAGCCGGTTCAATGATGAACCATTCCCCAATATTACGCAACCATTATCCGTCGTTATCTCTGCCCTAATCGACTCAATAGAATCGTATCTGTCAGCCGTCAGAATCATTTATTTAAAAAAGCTGTGTATTCAAGAAAGTCAATCTCACTGTCTTTACTGCACAGGTATAATATACCGCCTTTTTCACATAAAAGTATTGAAATATCTGCGATATGTAACATTTGTGATTTAATACAGGTCAAATAATACTGTTCAAGTGATAGCTTTTGATGTGCCCCGGCCTTTTCACCCCAGAAATAATCACCCTTGAAATCGACTCCGCATAGATAGATCGTTTTAAATCCAAGTTCAAACGCGAACCATAAAGCGAACGGAATAGATGGAACCTTTGCCCTGTGGTGGCGCATATATCCGTCCATCTTTGAATCGTTCCAGGTGACTTTAGCCGGGGAGGTTGAATTGTATCCATCCGGTCCGGTTATGTAATTATCGACCGCGACATGGACGTCAGGCGTAAATATTTTACCGATCCGGTTGACTCCGATAGTAAAATACTGTGCGACCTTATCGAAATCCAGATCATTAATCGAGGCGCCGTTCCCAAGCAAAACGCACTCGTCCGTCGTTATCTCATCTCTGATCTGATCGAATGTCGTGTAAGGTGGGTTATTCAGGAACATTAATATCCTCGGTATGTGGCAAGAAATCAACGGCAGAATCACGGCTACAATTCAATAATTCGCCACCCAATTCGGTTAACAACCTTTGAACCTTTTTAATCCGTCGCATCCCTGATCTAAATGGTCGTGGTGGATAAACACCATTACGAGAATAATAATAAGAGCCCAGGTCGTTTCGTTTATGTCTGATTTGATTTCGTCGATTGAATTATACTTTGATCGTGGTAGTCTCATCCGGTCCTAAAAACTTATCGATCGATTTATTCACGATTCTATTGGTTATCTTATCCATCTCGTCCGGTACAAGTTGACCCGGTTCGGATATGACCCGACCGTTATCGGCGAGCCACTTGATTTTTGCGCCCTCACTGGTCCAACCTAATTGGAATCCGTTTGACGTGACGTTCTTGACAGCCAGATCGCGCATTAAATCACTGGTAAGAATCGGTGCGGTTGAATTTTTAAACTGCGATGCCTGACGTTTAAATTTATTGTTTTGTTTCCGTTCGCCGTATGATTTGGAATAGCCCTCGAATTTCTTCCCGTTCACATCCTTTTTGTCAAGGAATGTCCATCGCTTCCAGAACTTCCGCGTCTGGTTGCCCATACTGACCCAATCAGCTTTAGTTATTATCGGCATTTACTCGATTAATTACTTTGTATTCGGCAACGTTTTTAATCCATTGGCGTTGTCTCAATTGCACGACCTTTTCAGCTATTTCTCTGGTTTTATAACCCCTGCCAAATTCTCTGTGCCAATTATGATCTCGGAGGAAATTCGCCTTTGGGTATCTCACCATGATAATGAATGGCTTATCGATCTTTTTAGCCCGCTTATGTCCATTACATATTTCTGAATCAGGCGGGGATTGGACCGCGTTTTTGTGCGCGGAATGTGCAATCTTATGTAATGGGTCAGTCATTAATCCCTCTCACTTTGTATCTGTCGCAATGTCTGCGGTTTGCCAAACTTATCTTCGGCAATCAATTTATCTTTAATCTTACCGGCCCGATGTTCCTGATTGATGTTTACACCCTCCTCGGCAAACCAACCATGACGACAATTAAACCCGCCCCCGTCAGTTCGTGATCCTGGAAATCTCGAATCGATCTCCGCAATAGTCAACGCCCCTGCTGCAATCATTTCGATACAGATTGGGCGAGTCTTTTCGTCCAGTGGCCCCTCATATCGATATTTTGTTTCGACCGGTAATTCGTTCTGCATCGCTGTGTTTATCGTACGGCTAAACGTACTCAATCCGGTATTTATCAACGTCTCTAATTGGGCCGGTGACAGTGTCGATCCTGTGATTGCGCGAGCAATTTCGGACCGCCCTGCCCCGGTTAAAATTCCCTTTGCCACTTCGTTTTTGACCGTATTACCTAAATTGCCCAGATTAGCCAGAAATGACGCGCCCTCAATGTCGATATACGATTGGAGAATCGGACCGGACAATGGACTGATTTGAGTCAATCCGGATAGTTCTGCGACGAACCCGGCATCCAATACTTTTAATATACTCGACTCCATCGCATCGGTAAATAAATCTAATTGGACCGCATTAATTACGCGGGGTATATCGGCCGGATCGACGTTGGCGGTGACCTCGAATAGAGTCCCCGTCATTACCTCGACGGTATCGTCTATAATCTTCTGGATTTGCTGTTCAGGTGTTGGCATTTAATCATCTTTTTTTGTTATAATTAAATCTCTGTATTTTTTACACCGCAAGCATATAGCCTGTAAAATATGTCTATTTCTATTAAATGGTTTTGAGGGGCCACAACTCGCCTCGGTGATACTCGTTGCAACGTGTTTATATTGGTTGCTCTTACAGTGTGGACATATTTTCCGAGCCATTACGGATTAACTTGGCCACCCTGTAACGCTTGAACCAATCGGTCCGCTTCGGTCTGATTCTGTTTATCGACCCAACCACGAGTGACCAAATGTTCAACCGCATCGGCTCGATCTGGAAATTTGTCCGGGTCACGTTCCATCAATATATCAGCTTCGTCCTTCATGTTGTGAGCCAAATCCCAATCGTCAGCCTCACGCTTTTCGTCCTGGGTCATGATGTATTCGGTTTCACTGAAATCGATTGTTAATTCTGATCCAATATCCCGACCCGTTTCAACGTTAAATATCACTTTGTCGATCTCAAATAATGCCTTTTCGAGATTCTTATATCGTTTAATATCGTTGCGCCTGTCGTCCTGTAACTCCTGATTCCGTTCGCGTCTGGCTGTCCCGCTCTCCGGCTGTGACTCAAAGAAATCGGCGGGTAGATGCCAATTAATCGATACGCGTCGCATCATTCCATCCAATGCCTTTTCGATCGATTCGATTGTGTTTGGTGGTGACTCAATACCAAACTGCGCACCCTCTGGAATGACTAATCGTTCGTCAACACCCTCGGGTAATTTAGTAATATCGACATTATCACCGGCGATCCATTCCTTGCCGTATGACTGGAAAACAATATTCCCGGTCTTGGCCGTTTCGACTACATTCATAATCAAGTTGGTCTGGACGACGTCTCGTGCAATATCGACGTCTAAAAAATTATGATCCGGTACGCCATCACGAAATCCAAACTCGACTGGGATCAATCCGTATCCGTTTTCATGGTCTGGATTATCCGGGTCCTCTATGATCTTACCGATAACAGTCTCCTGACCGATTTTGGGTCGTTCGTACAGATAAGTATGGTCCGCGTCCCAGTATTCCCATATCGCGACGTCATTATTTGCCTGTGCTCTGGTCGATATTGGATAGGTAAACGCCACCGGTTGCATCGCGTTTTCTGTACTGAATAATAACTCATATTCCCAGATCAAATCGGTTTCCATCTTATCGTTACGCCATGACCGTTTGAACGCCACCGCATCCAACAAATTAGTTAATATTTCACCGCGTTGCATCCTCATGTCGAGATTGACATAATCGTCTTGGTATATCTCGGATATTTCACCATCGATCGATCGGATCGGTTCGACCATGTAAACCAGACTGACCCGTTCCATTATCCGTTTCGTCGGATTCATTAATCCGGATGGCAGCGTGCCGATCTTTAAAACGTTCTCGGTGTATTTCAGTGTATTCGCATTAAAATAATCCAGTGCCATATTCCGGTCCTGGACCCATTGGTCAATCGATTTTTTGTCAAATGCTAACTTCGCAGCGTCAAGTAATTGTTTCCCTAAATTTTGATGTATCATCTTGGCATCCTTCCGTAGAATGGTCGGTTAATTGGTGATTCATAGTCCACTTCGTACCGAAATCCATCGGATGCGTGAGTTCGTAATTTATTCGATTTATCAATGTCCCGCGTACCGGGTTTATTGATAACCTGTTCAAAATCTTTAATCAGTTCCTGACATTTCGGGTCCATAACGCAATCGTCCGGCAATATCTTATTGACCGCATTAACCGAATCGACAATGGATGGCGCTTTTCGTTTGACCCGTAATTCAAATCGATTATCTATTAATATCTGGTGATCTGACCGACGCGATGACGTCCCGCGTGATTTACCGGCCGGATCAGGGTAAGCAATATATCTGGCATTACCAGGATAACGTCGATGTACCTCGGCGCAGGCGTCCTCGGTCAATAGTCGCCCTTCGGTGTGGCTTATTTTAATCTGATCGAATATCCTATACCGAGGGGAGTCTGAATATAACTGACTCAAATTACCGACCATTGGATCAACGTTAAAATCGACGCTGAATCGTATCGGTAAATTCGGATTGTATTTGACCGGTTTGACGTTATTGTCGCGGTTGAAATTGTAATAGGTCGATCCGGATTGCAGATTGACGAACTGACCGTCCATATACGCTTTGAGTAAAGTTTCGTCGTATGTATCCCGAAGTAATTTAATGTAATTGTCAGGTAAGAAATGATTATCGGTCGTCTTGCCGT